TTCATCATGTTTAATGTAACTAATCATAGGACTATTTTAATCGATATTCTTTAATTTCATAATCAAATTTTTCTTCATTGTATATTTTAACTCTTTCAACTAAATGATTCAGTGTGAAGTTTTTCAGATTGTTGTTTGATATATCATCAGCAATATCATACAGAGTTGCTTGATTTTTATTCTCTCCCTTTCTGAGAATACGACCTATAGATTGAAGATTACGAACACGCGATTTAGAAGGTGATGCAAAAATAACGTTATGGAGATTGCGGATATTGATCCCAGTAGAAAAAGTTCCATAACTAGCAACAATAATCGCGTCTTTTTCTTGTTCACAGATTTGTCGAGCTGCCTCCCTCTCTTCTGTGTCTACACCACCGTGTATAAAGAATACCCTTCGGGTATCACCGACCTTACTATTTATGAGGTCATAAAGTACCTCCCCATGTTTCTCGACATAAGAGAAGAGTACTAGCGTATTTCCACTAAGATCTCGACACAAGTTACGAATTAATTTGTTTCTTCCAGAATGGGAAATGATGTACTCCATCTCATCCTGATATGAATCAAACTTAGTAAACTTATGCTTGAGTAATAAAACTTTAATCTTTAGTTTACTGAGATGACCTTCTTTCATTAGATCGTTGGTCTTAGTCACTTGATTGCATTTACCAAAAATACCTTCTAGAACTAACTTGTTTGTGTAACTTCCATCAAGAGTTCCTGTGAAACCAATACGGTATTTACAATCATATAACTTGGTCATGATACCAGTGAGAGACTTTGCCTTTGCTAAGTGAGCCTCATCAACGATAACGGTATCAAAACCATTGAACCATTTCTTATCTTCTTTGTAAACAGACTGCCATGTAGTAATGACTACATCAGAATCAATCCCATACTTCTCTCTACCTGCATAAATCTTATGGCAGTGTGTAGAAGCATTCCAACCATAATCTTCAAAGTCCTTATACATCTGCTCTACCAGAGATGTAGTGGGAACTACAAGAAGAATTTTCCTTCCAGCATTTACATGATATCGAATGATCGAATAGATCATCAACGACTTACCTGATGCTGTTGGAGATAGTAATAACCTACGATTGAATTTGAGTGCTTCGTATATTGCTTTGTACTGATAGTCTCTTACCTTATGAGGCATACCAAGAGACTTTACGAAGTCAACTATACCTTGAGGTGAAACCAGATCATTTACCTCATGCGGATGTCCATAGAATTTACACTCCGAATGTTCGTAAGAATAACCACGTTCATTACACCATTCCTCAAGATACTCTACAAGACCACAATATAACTCCCCTGTTCCTGGGGAGTATAATCTAATTTTTCCATCCCAGAACTTACTACGAAACTGGGGCATGTATTTTGCATTTGGAACATCAAAGGTAAAGTATTCTGCTAGTTCAACATTAATATGTGGTTCTGTTTCAATTTTTAGATAAACTTCGTTCTTCTTACGAATCTTAAGATCCATTCTATACTCCCGATTTAAATCTCTCCCACTCGATTGCGTTTTTGATTTGGTAGGATCGATTACTGACCATTTTCAAAATGCTATCAAGGTAGGTGAGTATCTGTTCTATGTAGTCCAGTTTGTATTGTGCCTTCTGGATATCTTCGTCGGCATCCAAAAACATTTCAACCTCATCCTTAGTGGTAAGTTTGAGGTCGAATGGTATTTCTTTGTATAGTTCTTTGGGTGCTTTTCCCTTATAATATTTCCACTTATCTCGAATAAGTGTTTTGAGTTTATACTCACTCTCTTTCTTCATAAGAGTAAAAGTATTGTACAACTCAAAGTATTTCATGTGCAGTTGTGGAACACGGAGAGATTCTTCGCAAAGAAGATCGGCATCCATATCCGAATCCTTTCTCCACATATCTTGAATTTGTTCTAGGTTCATAATAAAAAATAATTCTAAGGTTCAGTATACCATGCACTATCAACAATTCTTCCAGAACCGTTTGGAGTTCTGATTTCGTAGTAGGTATATGTAAATGAAACTGTTGCTGTCATAAAATTAGTTTCTGATGTTGTAGCATCAAAATCTAAAGTTGATAGTGATATGGGTATTAGATCAACAAATTGAATATCAAAATTATTCAAATAGTTATTATTTAATACCTGCAAAGTTCCATCACTAAATATGTTCCTATCTTTTTTATTTTCTCTTGCTCCAGGATAACGAACAGCATCTTCAAAATCCGCTCTTTCACGAAAACTTGTTGGAACTCCCAATGCTCTCATCCAGTTATGTAGTTGAAGATAATTTTCCAAATTTTCATCAACTAAAAAAGTTAGATTCATTGAGGAATAATTTAAATTTCCTTCAATCGGCATTGGAACCAAGTATGTTGGTATATCCACAGTACCCAAAGAAATTTCTGGGATTGCTGCAGTTTGACACAGGTAAGCTACTTTAGGTGCTTTCTCTAGAATGAATTTAAATCCAATTGGAGAAAGATAATTATTATTATTTACCTGCTGTTTATACCAATTGGCAGTCATGTCAACTTCCCAAGCTACTAACTATTTATTTGCATAAAAAAAGGACCCCGAAGGGTCCTTGAGAATGTAAGAAAGACTCACATTAGGTTGTTTACAAGAACACGTCTGTAGTATACGTTTGCGTTCGAGGTGAGAGCACCAAGACCAGCGGTAGAACCTTCTGCGAATGGGTTAGCAACCATTCCGTAGCGGGTCTTGAATCCGATCTTAGGTTGGAAGGTGTCCTGACCAACCGCACGTACCATCTGGAGAGGTACATAAGGGCAATAGAAGAGACCTGCATCGTAAGGTGAGGTTCCCTTATAACCCATTACGAAGAAGTGGTTAGCAGAAACGTTTGCCGAATAAGGATCAACATAGACCTTAATACGACCGTTTAGAGTACCAACTAGAGTTGAGGAAGTATCGTCAACACCAGCTAGACCGTTGTTACCAGCAATACCAGGGGTGTAATCTAGAACACCAGCCATGCCGAGTGCCGAAGCAACGTCAGCGGAGCAGATGATAAAGTTACCCTTGCCACGACGAGTCTGTTGACCAATCGCGTTTGCTTCTCTTTCAATTTGGAAGAGTAGACCCTTGAACTTCTCAACCGACCAACGACCATTGGAGTCAACGTCTAAGTCGAAGATACCAGCAGCAGCAGTGTTGTTCTGAGCACCAGGCTTAGCAATCTTGTAGATTGTACGAACAACTTCACGGTTGATTTCAGCGAGAACCTCGGTTGAGAGGATGTTCGCTAGTTCGGTCTCAGCATCAAGACCATGGATAGCCTTGAGGTCTTGTGCGAGTTCTAGCGAATACTCAGCCTTGAGGGCGCGTGACTTTGCAGTAACGGTAACTTTCTCGATCGAGAAACCCATTTCAGCAAAGTTGTTGCCAGTAGTGCCATCGCCAAGTGCTTCTGATTGAGCAGTCGTCATACCTTGACCACCAATGGTGTAGGTGCCGCTGTCATTTAGAACACCAGGGTTAGTACCAGTCTGGGTGTTTGATGCAAGGTTGTTACCAGCGTTCTCGGATGAATGCTCTGAGTTTGCTTCGTTGTAGAATGCTTCACGACCGCTCCAATCGCCAGCGTTAGAAGTACGGGTAGTACCGTAGGTTGAACGCATTGCGAAGATAAGTCCAGTAGGACCTGTCATTGGTTGAACGCCGCAGATGTCATATGCCATTAACTTAGGCATTGAACGACGAATGAGGCTGATTAGAACAGGGTCGAAACCAGCTACAGGACCACCTGCATCTGAACCTGTGGAATAACCAGTACCACCAAGGCTATTGGTAGGACCAGCTTCGTTGAGCATTCCGCGCTCTTGGCGAAGGAATGATTCTTGGTTTTCTAGCAGTACCGAGGTGACAGCCTTCTTGTAGGAATCCTGGATAGGATCAGCATCTTTATGCTCAAGAACGGGTGCCCACTTTTCCTGCAATTGCTCTGACATGAACATTTGCTTTCTCCTTTGAAAAATGAGTAAATTGTGTTAACTTAATAACAAATACGTAATTATTTATAAAATACGTTTGTTTATTTGGACCAGCGGGAAATTGCCTGCGCGTAAGCTGACATTGAATCTCCAGCGATAGGTTGTTCTACAGAAGTATCTTCCACTGCAGGAGCAGCTGCTCTTGCGAAATATGACTCCTTGAGAGTTTCGATTTTCTCACGAAAATCTTGCTCAGTAGTGAACTCTACACCTTCAGATAGACTTTGTAGTTTATCCTTTTGTGTTTCAGCAAGTCCAACAGAAACTTCGCTCACAATCCCATTCTTAATATAACCACCAAGTTTCTTATGCATCTCAACGTTTAGGTCAATCTGCTCATTGAGCTTCGATTCCATAACGTCAAGTTGTTCGGTCATCTCATTGACGATCTCGAACTGCTCTTCAGGAACTTCGAGGTAGTTTTCCGTGAAGAGATTTCTGATTCCGTGCATTAGGTTCTCTGCAATCTCGGTCTTAATCCCGTTGTCGATTGCGAGAGCATTTTCCGACACCCACTTCTCTGCTACGAAAGTTAGGTAGGAATCGATTTGCTCGGACATTTCTGTTTTGAATTCGGCAACAGATTCTTCGAATGCTTGCTCATATGCTTCATTCATTAGAGCAACTTCTTCGTTGATTTTTGCAGTTACCGCTGCTTCGAAGATGAGTTTTGCTTTGTCTCTGAATTCTTCTGTAAGGTCTGAATTAGATACAAGAGCGTCAAGATCCTCGTCGAAGGAATATTGAATAATTTCTTCTTCGATAACTTCGCCATCTTCTTGAGTCTCCTCGAAAGTTGGGCTCTTCTTGAGAGAATCTTGCTTATTTCCTGATGCTGCAGAAGGCTTAGTTGAAGGTGCAGGAGCTCCCTTCATCTTAGCAGCAACCTTTTTACCGATTGACTCGGTTTCATCGGGTTCATAATCGTGAACGGTTGGTCCACCGATTTCTTCTGCATCGTTCTTTAGTTGAGATCTTTCTGCTGGCTTTGCGCCTTTGGTTACTACGTTGGAACCCTCTTCAAGATCCATTGTTTCAATTTCTTGTGACATTGGAATTTCTCCTGCCTATGTTTACGGATATTTCGTGTAATTATTTATATATGCAAATAATTAAAGACTTCTGAGAAACGCGGCAAATGCTTTTACCTTACGTTCTTGAAGATTAAAACGAGTTGCCTCGTCGATGGTTTGCTTAATTTGGTTGAGTTCAACCTCCTTCAACATTCCACTTTCCCAAACCCACTCTTTACCTTCCATAATTCCTTCAACAAAAGCATCTGGAGCTGAAGGGTCTGCTACGATGTCAGCAGCAGTGGCAAGCATAAAGTCCTCACCGACAAAGTTAATTCCATCTTTCTCAACAATAGAGCCAAGACCTCTGGAAGAAACTCCTAGTTTAACTCCATCATCCAACAGACTCTTAGCAATTTTACCCATTGGGGTTTCTAAAAGTTTTGCTTTTCCGATGAAGTTAGTTCCCTCTCTCTTAAGAGAAAGGATTTTGTGGGAAACACGATCGAGATTGATGGTTGGACCATCAGGATGACCGAGTTCTCCAAGTGCTCTGCCTGTTCCAACAAAGCTCTCATTATATTTATTAACTTCACGCTCAAGGATATTTACTGGGTAATTCCTTCCATTTCGATTTGTTAAATCACCTTGAAGGAAAATACCTTCAATGTAGTAATTTTTTTTACCATCTTTTTCTTCGGTAAGAACTTGAATTTCTTCAATATTCTCTGTAATTAACTTCATCATTCTTCTTCCTCTGATACTTCTTGGTTAAAGATATTTTGTGCGACTTCAACTTTTCTTTGTTGAATCAAGTCATACGCTT